TTTTTCTTTGCACCACGGACCCTCTGGATATCTCTCCTTATCCTTGTAACATTGTGGACCCATAGCCATCACTAATCCTACCTGTGAAGCTACCTGTTGTCTTTCTAAAGTGGTTTCAGCTAGATGTAATCCACCCTTAGTTGTCTCCTTCATTTTAAAAGGTAAAACTAAAAGTCTCCACCCTGTAGGTTTTGGTAATTTTGGTTCTGGTTTTGATGGTTTTACACCAACAAGTTTATTGTTTGGTTTTAATATCTAGCAGGTTAGAGAGTTCCTGTCTTGTTGCCTCTAGGGCGTTTATCTGTCCTATTATATACTGGTATTTTTCCATTGTGTCAACACCTCCAGATGTGACCGTAACAGATAATGCCTCTGTTCTAGTATTAATAAACCTAAGTAGTTTTGTTATTACGTTTTCTAATTGCATCTTTTCCTTTCTTAGCAATTGATGCAACCTGGCTTTTACCCATAACTTTAGCCCTCTGTTCCATCACTGTTAGTATTTGTATCTTACGTGCAAAGGGTTTGTTTACACGTTTTACTTTTGCAACAGTTGCTCTCGCATCTGCCGGGGTTGCGAATTTTATACGGACAGTATCTCTTGGATTCTCGTCCGTATAAAGTCTTCGACCTGAGCCTTTAGGCTTTTTTCCCGTTCCCTTTTTTGGATCGGCCACCTATGACTCCTTTTAGTGTTTTAGCCTGACCAGCGTGTAACTTGGACGCCTTCTTAAGACCTTTAATCACTTTTTTTATTTTTTCTTTTGCTTTTTTCATTATGCCTTCTTCTTTTTCATTGCGGCTTTTTTCTTTTTAGCCATAACGAACTTTTTTAATTGTGGAGGGATCTTTCCACCTTTTTTCATAGCGACATCTCTTTTCATCATGCCGCCTCCCATTTTTGCTTTTCTCATGTTAACATTTCCATCTTCTGCGAGCCTGTCTTAGTCTTGAATTAGGATCTTTTGCGGCTTTGGGAAACTTTTTCATTTGCCCTGCACTTCTTGCACAGAACGATTTACGTCTCTTTGCAGCTTTTGATCCTGGTTTAACTTTGCCAGTGACCGCTGTTTTTAGTTTGGAGCCGGGATTAGCTCTTCGATATGCAGCCACTCCGGCTCTTGTCAT